AGAGCCATACAAAAGCACGGTATCAAAGTTGTCCCCAAGCCAAGAAGTACCACTTGGGTTGTTAACGGTATCTGAGATTGAAACTGGATAATAGTAATAATGCAACTCAGCGGTATAAGCAGTATCAGGAGTGGGGCCCAGTATGAAAGACAATTCATTGGTGATTGCCCCGCTAACGACTGTTGGCCCAAACAAAGCGTAATATTGCGGTGTTCCGTAGGAGTTTGGAAAGGCATACGCTTCACGAATGAAATTGACGTCTTTGTTGAGTAAATACTGAAACTGGCCTTGGAACGTCACTGTTCCTGATACAGCGCCTGTGTTTATGGCGGACAACCCAATCGTTGTGCCTGCAATACTAGTCACATACGCATTAGCTGCAATACCTGTACCCTGCGCCAACTGACCCACAACAATCCCTGCATTACTGGCCACAGTAATAAGCAAAGTACCTGACGAACCTGTAGCAGTCGTGGATGCAGTTGTGTAGACAGCCAGTGAATAAGGCGCCAAGAAGTCCGTAGGAGACGCTAGATATTGGTTGTTGGGGCTTACTGATCCCGTCACGTTTTTACGCAATGACGGGAACTGCACCGAGTTATAAATACGCTGTTCAGCTTGCTCAACAAAGACAGGAATATCCGCTACGAAAGTAGTTTCGTAGTTCTGCGTGTAGTCCTGAATGTTTTGCTTAAGCTGGGCGTAGTTCATGCCATCGGGCCTCTTGCCATCACGCCTTTAGTGGCTGCGCCTGTACCACGAATCTTAATGCCTTCGGTCTCAACGCGGTCATCCATCGTGATGGACACACCCATGAGTGGTACCCAGTTCTTTTTCTTCTGGAACTCTGGTTCTGTGAATGCATCGGCTGGTCCAACAGGACGGCCTTTCATGTCGTGAGGTTTTGCATACTCATCAGCAGGTCCATTATTAACATCACGCGCGCGATGAATAGCTGGACTATTCTTTTTAGTGGGTTTTACTTCTGGTTTCATTATTTGCTCCCAGGTTTTTGGTTGTGAGCACGCGCCATGTTGCGGCCAACAGCGCGCATATCTTTACCTGTGGGGCCACCCTTTTTCAACTTGGACAAGTTGGTGTGTTTGCCAGGGTGTTCCTGCTTATCGTGCATCGAAAAAGCCTTTTTGATCAGCTTTTTGTCTTCTTTGATGTCATCGTGTTTCATTCTAAACTCCTACGTTGTAACTATTGTGACTGTACCAACTTGCACGACTGGAATCAAATAATTTAGAGTCAACGCGACATCAAAACTACTAGCTCCACCCACGGGGTTCCATCCCCACTGAAAAACTCTGCTACCACCACCAATACTGCCATCAGACGTTACGCCAGAAGCGTAATATGTGGTGTCAGGACGCGGATCACGCACGCCTTGAGGGTCATCTACCGGGTACATACCCAATTGCAACTGAGGTTGATCTGGATCCCAACAGGCTGGACAGACTTTTAGATCATAAACCTTGGTCTTGATGATCTCTTTTTTGAGTTCTGTCAGTTTAAATTGGAATCCGCACCGATCACACTCAGCAATCGAGTTCTTGCCAGAGGAAAATCGGTTACCCATTACGAATAACCCCCACCAATGTACATTCTGCGGGGCACAAACCTTACGGCTGCCTTCTCATGGTCTTCGCCAGCTGCCAATTCCCACGCCTCATCATATTGAGACTTCAAAATTGGCAATCTTTCCAGTCCGCCTGGCACTTTTAACGCCATGTAATACGATAAACCACTCACCATAGCGGTAATAAACCGAAAAGGGACGTCCATAATGTTGGTACCACCACCAACATCTTGCATTCTACGCATTCTCCAGTAGACAAACTGGTATGTATTGGCACCATCGGGTGTTGGCCATACAGTGATACTGTTCTTTTGGTTTAAAAGCAGGGGTGTGCCAGCAACATGCGTGGCCGCAGTCGTGTTGCCTTGGCCACGAGTGCAGTTTAAGAGGTACGCGGGGTTACCATTGGCAGCAACTTGCAACTCATTCCAGCCAATCAGTTCATTATCAAGTGTAATCCAGCCCGCATTTGGCAATCCAGCCACCCCGCTGATGGCAATTTGAGTGTCACTAGTGCCAACAGCAGAATTAACAGTAATTCCAGTAGGTTGAGAGTTGGCTGTAAGACGCTGAATCCATACCTGAATTGGGCGTCCTTGAATTAATTTGTTGGGTATCGTTGCATAAGTTGGCATGCTTATGCGTGTGATCGTTAAATCAGCTTGGTTTGATGGCTGATTTTGTTGCGTTCTAATAACGTGATCCAATAGATCAACGGTATCGTCTGGCAACACATAAGTTGGCTGGCCTTGAACAAGATTAATAACGTCTTGCTCAAACGTCCACATATTGATTCCGCGGTTTGCCCAGTCTGTAAAAAGCAAATTCAATGATCTTCTGGCTGTTCTAATGTCATATCCGGTACGGGATTCACCGCCACAACGCTCAAAAGCCTCCTCGACTAACTCGGGAAGCTGTAGATTAAACGTCGATAAACCAGATGTTTGTGCCATTATTTAGACGCTCTCATATTGTCTATCAGATTTGGGTAAGGTCTACCCGCCGCTTTTGCAGCTTTCTTTGCGGCAGCCTTTTTAGCGGGGCTTAGCTTCTTGGGTTTTCCTAAACCTTTGGGTCTAGGCTTATCCCAAACTTCACCGCCCTTTTTGTAGACAGATACATCGTTCGGATTATCCTTGCGATGTATCGTTTTTCTACCTGGCATTTTGGATGGGTTGATATCACCCATTCCGCGACTTGCCATCATTTTTTAGTCATCCCGCCACCGCACATTACGATGTGACCTTTGGTGTGTCCTTTCTCGCAACAACCATCAGCACGCTCGCTTGCACGATGAGCAGAACCGCCCTTTTTCATGCCACCAGGACGTCTTGCAGCCATCAAAGGGTTGACGGGCATGCGGCCTGCCATAGGCGTTCTGGGGCGCATTGGAGCAGCCGCCATTTGATTCATCATCATTGGATTCATTGGCATGATAGTCTCCTTATTTGGATTCTTGGTGCTTGTGCATGTGCTCTACAACTTCATGATGCTTATGATGGCCAGCAGCATGCTCTCCGTAGTGGTGATGATGGTGAACGTGTCCGCCGGCCTCATGCTCCTTCATATGATGCACATGGTGTTTGTGCTCATGGGGATGCTCGTGTCCAGCAGGATGAACGTGTTTATGATGTTCGTGATGATGTTTCATGATGTCCTCACTTTTTGTGATGATGAGTTTTTCCGCCACGCTTCATGCCAGTTGTAGAACCAGCCATCTTGGGCTCCATACCTCTGGTGTGACCACGCTCTTGAACAGAGTGTTCGCCATGTGCGCGCATACCGCCTTCTTTGACTTTTCCCATCTTGGCTGTAGTCATGCCCTTTTTCTCTTCAACACCGTGCATTCCAGTGACTCCACCGGTAGCCATTTTTTTAACATGACCGCCGTGTTTCATCGCTTCTTTCAAGTGATGATGAGCCATTTTCATGTGATGATGATGCATTTCGTGCTTTTCCATATTTCCACCTTGTTTAAATGTGCGGCCTTTGTCCGCTTTACTGAACTCTTGCCCCACATTTTGAGGGACCCCTACTTTCTTGGCGAACGATGGATTGTGAGCCACCGCCTCCATGAACCTGTGCTGTTTTGCGCTTGTGCTTGGCATTATCTCATCCTTCCTCTAGTATGGCCGCGTTGAGCAATTCCATCACCACGTTTAGATGTTTTGCTTTGTTTAAACTTTATTGTGATACTTTTATCACCGCGTTTTTCAGCCGCTTTAACAGCCGCAGATGCGCTTTTATAATGTTTAATCTTGCCGCCTTTTTTCATTCCATCAGATCCGTTTGATCCGGCAAATTGCCCTTGATCCCCCATCCCAGGAGCTGCAAATCTACCAACATCGGAATCCTCGTTAACACGATCCATTGCATCTTGTCTTGCGCCAGGATACTTTCCAATAATATATTTGCCTTTACCCGTTACACTATTGACGTCATTTTGAATAACTTTATACATCTCTTTGGGTGACAACTTGTTGCTACCCATTGGAATATCTGCAACGTCCTTTTCTGGACCCGCAAGCATCTCAACCAATTCCTGGGGTGTTGCATAAGATATTGGTTTAGTAGCCATATTAGATTATCCTTCCTTTGGTATGTCCTCTAATAGCACAGCCATCAGCACACTTCCATGCCCGTAGGCTTTTGTTAATCCGACTATTTGGATCGTTGGCTGTCTTTGCTGATGTTAGCTTTGCCTTCATTCCTGACATTCTGGCGCAAAAAGACTTCTTCCTTGATCCGCCCTCGGGTTGAGGAGGCTTTAAATGCATCCCCTCCCTCGCGGCTGACGCTCTTCCTTTGGCGTTTAGCCCGCCATTCGGATTCT